ATAATAGGCAGTGCCTTTTCACCCAATTCAATCATCTTACCTTTCAGCACGTTCGTTATTTCGTGCCAATGATCGAGAGGAGTCATTGAATTCTTGTATGCCTCGTTTAATTGTCCTTGGCTATTCGTTGTAAAATCTATTGTTTCTCTAAATTTTTTTGCATCTTGAGTAGCCGTAGCAAAGAAAGAAGCAGCTTCTTGATCTAATCCTATTTTGCCAAAGAACTTAGCACGTGATAAATCACTTAATCCTTTTGTTTTAACAGACAGATCATCAATAATATTAGTTAGTGGTTTTATCTTACCTGCACTGTCATAAAGATTAACGCCCATCTCTTTAAATGCCTTAATCCGTTGTGGATCTGCCAACGCTTTCATGGCATTTTGTGCTAAAGTCGTAGCCCGTTCACTCGTTTGACCTTGAGCCGTTAAATATGCCCATGCTCCAGCAGTTTCACCAAGTGCAAAACCTGCATTTCGAGCCATAGGGATCAGTTTTGGTAGATATTGCGCGACATCAGCAAACTCTGCATTACCCTTATTTAGAGTTGCGAAAAGAACATCATATACTTTATTGATATTTTCGCCACTCGAATTCATAACGGCAACACCTGCTTTCGCTGTTTCTCCAACGTCTGTAAAGCCTGCTTTCGCAGCTCTCAACGTTGGCTGAAAGGCATCCATTGATGTTTTTAAATCTAACCCTGCAGATATAACTTTATTAAAAGCTTCAGGTATTTTCTCTATTGGAGCTATGTTATTTTCACCAATATCAAGCAATTTATCCGAAACGCCTTGTAGTTCTTTTTGAGTTAATTGCGCAGTTACATTAACTTTAGCCAAACCAGTTTTCCAATCTGAAGCCATACTAACAGCCTTATAACCTGTCGCTCCAAGAGCAACTGCCCCTGCAGCTGCAGCCATATACGGATTTGCCAACATTCCAATTGCACTACTAGCACCAGGTACCTGAGATGAAACGGCATCTAAAGCCATTTGAGACTTAGCATGAAAAGCGTCAACACCTTTCCTTGCCTTGTCTGTTGATGCCGTTATCTTACCCATCGGGTTCGAAACCTTATCAATTAGCTCAAGTATCCATTGCGTTGTCGTTACCATAAGTTTTTCCTAATAAGGTAGAGAGTACTTTTATGAGCGCAGTCTCAAATGCCGCACTCATATTGTGAAATTCTAACTTGTTTAAATAGAGATATTCTGCGTAAAGCTTACACCAATGTTCATCATCGATGCTATCAGGTTCTACTCCATAAAACTTGCGAATTATGGCATTTACTGAATCGATAAAATGTTCTTCTTTTACCTCGTAATGCTTTACGCGTTCAATAAAAAACTTTGTGCAGGTGATATCATTTCGCGAACTTCTCCTATAAAGCCTAGGTAAACGACCCCATCATCAAGCGAATCTATATCACCACCAACAATCAAGTTATTTTTAGCAATCTCAAAGAATTTATCCATCTCCTTTTTTTCACAAGACGTAAGAAGTTGAATTATTGCTTTATCAGGCCGACGAACTAGAAAATGATATTCTTCGCTCTCAACTATAATTCGTCCTGTAACATCCGGTCTAGTCTTTTCATCTATTGATTGTAATTTTGAGAGTTCTACAAGTCGCGTTTCATAGGGAAGATCTTTATTACATATAATATTCAGATCTATTTTCAACTTACTTAAGGCTATTTTCTGTTCAATCGTTAACTGATCAAAATCATAAGTAGGGCCAACGGCAACAACAGTCAATATTCTAACACCTTTACCAAACTTTAACTTTGCATCGTTAATCATTTCTGGAGTTATATTGCCAATTCCAGAAACAATAATAGCTGTCGAAAAAGCTAGTGAATGAGTTTCTTTCAATGTATTGAAAGAAAAAAGATTAGCATCAACAACGCTAGCCATAGAGGCCGCTACGCATATCAACAGAAGTGCACCAAGGCACATAATAAATTTTGTTACAAATGATATTTTCATCTTATTACATTTTATGTTTTACACTACATTCCAACCTATGTGACTTACAACTAGCTCATGCTTAAATGCTATTGTTTTGTCTCCTTGTTTTACGGCTATTCCACGACCAGTAAACTCACAATTATGAATACGATCTTTATACTTAAAGTTGTTATACTCATATTCTACAACAATATCGAAAGGCGCGATATCGGCAAGGCTTTTACCAGGAGGTAATGAACGTTGAATAGCATTTGTTTCCTCTACGTATAATGTAATCGAAGCCTTTGGTTCATAATTTCCTTCACCACGTCCTACTGGGTATTTACCCGCTCCATAAGCATTCTCTTTTACTGTGGTGTCGTTGTATTCTAATTCGGTAATGCCTTCAACATCACGTCCAAGAAAATTCACAGTAATTGAATTCCATCCGGCCAGCTTACCGAACTTGTTTATAATTGATGATACTTTTCCCATCGTTTATAGTTTATTAGTTAATCCAAGATCAACATCAAACTCATGAACAATATCTCCAACTTGAACCATTGCCTTAACACTTAATGGAGTTTGTTCATTTGGAGATTGAGCTGGATTGATATACACATCTTTGCCGTCAATATTACCAGCTGCTTGCATAGCTTCAAGGTTCTTTAATACCAAACCCTCACACCCACTTATCCATGTACTCAGTATATACCCCGTACCTTCGGCTTTTGGCACTTTAGAACGTACTTTAGGAATAAGCGTATTTCTGATAATCCGAGCTGCTTTGTTCCAAATACAGTTGTAGTTGAAATAAGCGTAGTCGCTTGATTTTGATACTGCCGTAGGGCAACCATTTAAGTAAAAGCCAGGATATTCAGCAAATGCACCAACATAAATCCAACCTTTAGAGGTTAAACTTTTCTGTTCAGCAATACCTAAGCTGCTGAAAGGTGTTCCATCACTCAATGATGCACTTAACCAACGACCAAGCGATTCATTACTCAAACTGTAATTTTCCTCACCTTTTCGTGCGCGAGGTTTCTCTTCAATGTCTACGGAACCTAAGTCCTCGTGAACTTTTCGAACTGCAACAGAACCCAACACGGTACCTACAGCGGCACGTAAAGCGTTTGATGTTTTAAGAGCTGCTACAGCAGGATCCTGCGCAATGACATAACTAATACTTGAAGCAGTAATGCTTCGTAAATCGGCATAAGCTGGTACCGTAATTTTAGGATTACCACCTACTCCTTCAACAAAAATTCCGTCGATAAGTAGATGTTCGGTAGCCAACGAATTTACCCAGCCTTGTAAAGCAACAGCGTCGACTAAAGAGCTTGCCACTGTTGTATTTAGACCGACAATACCCAGAACATTTACTCCTGAAATACTGCGTACCGCTGTTTTAAATCCTGCATCAGCAACTAAAGCAGCTACCGTTTTAGTTTTATCAACAGGAATAAGCCAGAAGGTCGATTCAGGAGCTAAATGAAACATTTCTTGTAGATGATAGTACGTAAGTTCTGAGTTTATATCATCAGTTGAAGCTGTTACTCCTAAATCCTCTACGGTAGTGATGTCAAGTAGCTCGTACTTGGTATTATAAGCCATATCTGCAGGCAAAGCCATACCCGCAACAAGCACTACAACACGGTCAGAAGTCGTTGTTCGCCCCAGACCACCGTTTAGTCTATTAATATTAGCACCTGCGAAACTCATTATTTGCTTGTATTAAGTTCTTTAACACGAGCATCGGCAGCTTCAAGTATTGCCTTGCGTTTTTTTCCTGCAGTTTCTTCAGCTTTAATAGCTTCTACATCTTCTACAGTTTCAGCAGTACCAATAAGCGAAATAAATTCTTCAACCGATTTAGGCTTATTGTTACCAGTTTCAATACGATCACGAGTAAACGGTGTTAACTCTAACACTTTACCACTACCATTATTTCGCGCATGATTTTTCGCGGCATTGTCGCTTTCGTCAACAATAAATGCCATTCCATCATCGGCTACTTGCACTTTTTGTGCTTTTGGGTAGCGCGTGAAAATATCAATAGCTACCTCTTTTAATTGTTCTTTATTTAATATTGCCATGATTTTAAATGAATTTGGCATACATACCGAGTGTTTTTCAATCGGCATGTATGCAGTGATTTATTATGCAATTCCAGAAACAATTGCACCCACACCAATTTCTTCAATACGATCTACCAAACCATAAGTTTGAGTACGATAAATAGAAGTTGGATTAGCCGATTTTGTATCGGTTGTTTCGGGACTATATAGAATTTTTACCGCTTGGATACGTAATAACGTATTTGGGCCATAATAGAATAATGAAGCTCTACGATCGGTAGAACCTAGTGCTGCACCTTTGGCTTTCTTAACTCCTGTTGAAGAATACGCAAGAACCCCATTGTTTTCAAAGAAATTAAAGCCCATAATAGACTTTACTTTACCTGTTGCCATATCGAAAAAGATACTTTTGTCGGCAAAGTACGCGGCTGAATCACGGTCAAGAATTAAGTCTGTACTATGCTCAGGGCAAAGAATCATGTACATCTCTTTCTCGTTAGGTAGATTAAGATTTTTGACCTTTTCAAGATAGGTTACAATGTTGGCAAACGTCAAGCGTTTACGCCCCGTACCATCATCAGCTCCTGTCGTCCGCATAACAGGCATATCTGTACTTGTTGAATCAGATGGAGCAAGTTTCCACATAATATGATCACGTATGCCGATTTTAAAAGCTTCGGTATGCTTAACACGAATAGCAGCTCTTTTATCGAACGCTAATCCACGAATCTCATTATCATCACAAGAGGTTGGTTCCGTGTCGTATTTTTCCCATGGAACGAACATCTTTTTTCCGTCCATTTTTTTAGCAGTAAAATCTGCTGTATTATCGACAAGGAAACCAACATTGTTTATTAACTTATTGAAACGAACCCCATCAGCAGTAATTGCCGATTCAGGAACACTCCCTAAAGTTCCAATAAAGTCATCCTTATAATTTCTATACTCAGCTAAAAGCTGAGGGGAGACAAACTGGTTTAACCAGTTGCCATCTAGTAATGCAGCCATATCCTCCTTTATTTGATTTTATTACGTTTTTTCCAGTCGGCAAACAAAGCAGTGTAAGCCTCTGGGTTTTCGTCCTCCAACTCTGCTAAAAGTTCAGGGCTTTCATCCTGCAATTGTTCGAAGGTTTTGCCTTGGTATTTTGAGCCAGTACCATCAGATGTTACTACAATCTCGGCAGAGAGTTTTGTTACTTTTTGGACGTTATCCAATAGTGCTTTTGTTCCTTCAAAATCCTTTTCAAATTGGGATTGCCAGTTTGGACGAACGTCTGCACTGATGCGTTTTTCTTTCACCGCTTTATCAAGCTCGTCCTTGATTTTAGCCGCTTTTTCTTCTTTTTCTTTTTGCTCAACTTGAGCTTTAAGAGTATCATATTCACTTGCTTTTCTTGCGTTGTCTGCAAGCTTAGCAGATATTTGCTCATCTGTGGAATTATCCGGCAGACCAAGAGCTTTAGCCATAATTTTACTATCCATTGAATCTTCGTATTTATCTATTTGTATTGCTATTGGAGAGCCGCACGATTGAATGGCT